TGCTAATAATGGTGCATTTAGATTAGTAGCCGACCAAAGCCAAGTTTTTGCTAGTGTAATGCGTGTAACTCCAGGTGCATTATCAGCACCTAGTTATTCTTTTGTAGGTGAAACAAACACAGGCATAAGTAGACCAACCAGTAGTGCTATCAATTTTGTAACAGGCGGTACTGAAAACGCAAGATTTCTTGATGGTAGTTTATTGATAGGTACAGAAACATTAGATTCAAATAGTCAAAAATTAGACGTTTTTCAAAATGCCAATAATAAATTTACTGGAATGTTTCGTTGTGATGGAAATAACGCTAATAGATTTGGACCAGCAATAAGATGTGGCACAGACGATAATAGCGGAACAAACACTATGCTTACATTCCAAGATGGTGATGGTGACGGCATAGGTACAATAACTTCCTCTGGTGGTACTGTTACCTATGGAGCGTTTACTGCTCACCACGAAGTTAACGTACCCGACGCAGATAATCCATCTGATGATACAGATGCTTATCCTTACGGAACTTTAGTAGAAGTAGTATCAACGTATTTAAGTGATACAAATAAACGAGGCAGTATCAGATACACAGTACAAAAATCACAATCAGCAAATAGTAAAAAAGTTTTAGGTGCTTATTGTTCTAACATGGGTCCAAATCCAATGGTTCCGACTTCTGGAACTTATGCAAACAATCTACACATGATTAGTATTTTGGGTGATGGACATATAATTTGTAATAACTCAGGCGGTAATATAGAAATAGGTGATGGTATATGCACTTCATCAACTGCTGGTATAGGCATGAAAGCAACAGACAATCCTTCTATGATTGTTGGTATAGCACAAGAAGACGTAACATTTAGTGGTTCAGGAACTAAATTAGTGGCTGTTCAATTTGGTGTTCAACAATTTACACCTTGGAGTTAAAGGAGAAAAATAATGGCAATTAATTATACTTGGGATGTAAATACTTGTGATGTGTACCCAACAAAAAGCGGTAAATCAAATGTAGTACATACAGTACATTGGGTGCTTACAGCAACAGATGATGCTAATAATGATGCAGAAGGCAATCCACAAACTGCTTTTAGATTTGGAGGTCAAGAATTAGATATATCTGATTTGTCTAGTTTTACAAATTGGTCTAGCCTTGATGCAGCTACAGTACAAGGTTGGGTAGAAGCTGCTTTAGGGGCAGATAGAGTTACAGAAATTAAGTCTCAATTAAACGCACAAATAACAGAAAAAGTTACACCAACATCAGTCAAGAAAACATTAGGATAAAAATATGGAACAACAATACTTTATAAATATACTACAAATATTAGATGCGTCAGTAGAAAGAGGCACTTGGAAAGGTCCTGAAATAGAAGGCATAGCTGGTTTACGCAAACAAACTATGGAACAGATTAAAGAAATGGCAGAAGCTTCTCAGCAAAAAGAAGCTCAAGTTGAATCAATCACTAAGAAGATCGGAGAGAAATAATGATGTGGATTAATATTTTTATGTGGATTACAGCTATTATTGCTATAGCCTCACTTGTGGCTGCGGTCACACCAACTCCTCAAGGAGATAAATGGTTAGCAAAATTGTATAAGTTAATAGATTTTTTAGCTTTAAATATTGGCAAGGCCAAGGATAAGTAATGAAGTGGTGGGGTAAATTAGTAGATAAAGTTACTGGCACTAAAAGAGTTCAAGTTAGAGCTAGAGATGAAGATGGCAAGTTTGTTGGTGATAATGAATCAACACCTGATGTTAATGAAGCTTACACAACCAAAAGAGTAAAAGACGATAAATGACTACAGAAGATTCTGACATAACATCTTTAAAAGTATACGAAAGAGAATCTGCTATTAGGTTTGAGTATATTGAAAAAAGACTTGATGAAGGATCTGCTAAATTTAAAAGGCTAGAAGCTCTTATATGGGGCATCTATCCAGTTCTTATTACATGTATTGTAGCTACTAGGTACATCTAATGTATGAATATTCTTGTGAAGTGGAAAGAGTTGTTGATGGAGATACCGTTGATGTTGTTTTGGATCTTGGCTTTGATATTCTTCATAAGTGTCGTGTTCGCTTATATGGTATTGATACTCCCGAGTCACGTACTCGTAACAAAGATGAGAAGGCTAGAGGAAAAATGGCTGGGGCTTTCTTAAAAGAAGCTATTGAGGACGGAAAAAAAGTAGTTATACAAACAAAGCTTAAAGATTCTAAAGGAAAATACGGCAGAGTCTTAGGTGATGTTGTTGTTGACAACAAAAACATTAATCAAATGATGGTTAAATGTCACCTGGCGGTAGCTTATCATGGTCAGTCAAAAGATGACGTAGAGGCTGAACACATGCATAACAGGGACATTCTTATTGAAAAAGGTCTACATACCCCGGTAGATTAATGGACCAAGCAGTTCAATTTATTAACGAAGTAGGCTTTCCAATAGCTGCTGCGTTAGGACTAGGATTCTTTATTTGGAAACTAATTAACCGTATTATTGACGGTATGGAAACAAAGTTAGATGTTTTAGATGATAAGGTTGCAGATCAAATAGAACAGATGGAACAAAGACTAGGTACAAAGTTAGATTCACAACACGGGATCCTGGTAGCACTTATAGACAGAGTAAGATCTCTTGATAACGAGATAATTAGACAAGATACATTAATCAAAACCATACTAGGTGTACCTCAGTTAATAGATAGCAATAAAATTGCAAAAGCTGATAGAGACGATCAGAGAAAAGACTAATGACTCCTAAAAGACCTGATGAAATATTATTAATATCTTGCATGATAATTATCATGTTTGTTGTTTTATCAGTACAAGCAGATGAAATGACTCACAAGTTTAAGAATCCTAGCTTCTCAGGTGTTGGCACATCAAGTCATTACCTAACTATAGAAAACCAGGAGTTCAACAGAAAAGAAGCTATACGTGAAGAAATCAAAGCATATACAGAGGACTTAGAAAGAGAAGCCGAGAACACTACGTTAGCTAGATTTATACGTAACTTAGAGAGTAGAATATATGCACAACTTAGCAGACAGTTAGTTGATAGCTTGTTTGGTGAAACTGCATCTGATTTTGGTACTCTGGAATTAGAAGGTAACACTATAGAATATAGAGTAGAGGACGACAAAGTAACACTAATAATTACAGATGAAGAAGGCAATACTACAGAAATTACTGTACCTCTCGGCTCTTTTACTTTCTAGTTGTTCTTTAATTATACCGCCTCTAGATAACGGCATACCACCAGTTAGATCTATTGAATTAGCTCAAGTTGGTAGTTTGCTCACAAAATTATCAGAATCACCAAAACCAGAAAAAAAACCTGTAGTAGCTGTATATGGTAAATCTTTTAAAGACGATACAGGTCAACGTAGATCTAATAGTCAGTACGCTAGTTTTAGTACGGCAATAACACAATCTCCTGATGCATACTTAATTAGGGCCTTAAAACATTCAAATGTTTTTGATGTGGTAGAAAGAAAAGGTTTAGATAATTTAACAAAAGAAAGACAGTTGATACGTACAACTAGAGAATCATTTGATGAAAAACAAAAAGTTAAACCGTTGCTTTTTGCTGGTCTTATTATGGAAGGGGGTGTAATAGGGTATGAAACTAATATAAAATCAGGTGGTGCTGGTGCTAGATATTTAGGTATTGGAGCCTCCAAGGAGTATAGACAAGATTCTGTAACAATTTCTTTGCGTACCGTATCTGTTAGTACAGGAAAAATATTATTAGAAGTGCTAGTTTCTAAGTCAATATTAAGCGCTGCTGTCTCTTCTGATGTGTTCAAATTTTATTCAAATAATACCGAATTAGTTGAAATTGAGAGCGGTATAGTAGAGAATGAGTCTATAAATATTGCTTTACAGATGGCTATCGAGACAGCTGTCTTACAAACAATAGAGGAAGGATATGAACAAGGCTATTGGAAGAAAAAGAACGGTAATTAGCTTATTGTTTTTAATTATATCTTTGAATGTGGTGACAGCAGACAACGAGGTATATATAACGCAATCAGGTGCAACGTCTAACTTAGATATAGAACAAGTTGGTGGTAGTGGTAACATTATTGGGGGATCGGATGCTGCGGCAGGACCTTCTAATATGACACCATTAGATCTAGATGGTGCAACTATGACCTTAGATATATTGCAAAAAGGTAATACAAATAAATTTCTTGGCGATATATGGGCCGATACTTATACAGGTTACTTTTCATTTATTGGTGATACCAACACTTTTAATATGTCTACAGATGAAACTAATGCTACAGGAGCAGATGGTTCTAACGTGAATGTCCAGGTTACGGGTAGTACAAACACCATGACTCTCAATCACGCCATGACTGCACTCGCAGCTAACTTAGATTTAGATTGGACAATACAAGGTTCAGGAAACACAATAACATCATCTATAGATGTAGATGGCGCAACTAATTATATGGATATTGATGGTAATGATAATACAGTAACCTACGATGGAGATGGTTATGCTGGTGGATATTTTTACCTAGATCATACAGGGGCATCAAGAACATTTAATATAGATCAGGAGTCTACATCTGATAATGACTGGCTTAAAATTACATCTGCTGGCTCTAATGGTACTGTTTGCGTTACTCAGTCAGACGCAACAACTTCATTCGTCTGTTGATATAGGTTCTATATCTGAAGTTAGGGGCAACGCACAAATCCTCAGAGACAAAACTTACGGGGCTGAATTACAATTTGATATCCAACAAATGGATGATGTTCGTACAGAAGCGGGCAGAGTTGCCATAACCTTTGAAGATAGCTCTACAGTAAAACTAACCGAACATTCCAAACTGGTTATAGACGAATACATCTACGATCCTGATCCATCTAAATCAAAAATGGCGCTCAAGTTTGCTAGCGGTACAGCAAGATTTATTACAGGTAAATTTAATAACAAAAGCAATATATCCATACGAACTCCTACCGCAGATATAGCTATTAGAGGTACAGACTTTACTTGTACGGTAGATGAGTTAGGTAGATCTCTTGTAATACTATTGCCAGATGAAAACGGTATATCTAGTGGGGAAATAATAGTTTCTACTGGTATGGGTAGTGTGACACTAAACAAACCCTATCAAGCAACTACGGTATCTGTTTTTGAAAATAATCCTACAGCACCCGTAGAGTTAGATATTACATTAGATCTAATAGACAACATGCTTATTGTTAATCCTCCTGAACAAACACAAGAATCTTTGGAGCAAACACAAACGCAAACTTCCGCAGATTACTTAGACTTTAATGATCTTGATATAGACTTTCTTAACGAAGATTTTTTAGATGCAGAAGAAGAATTAGAGTTTACAGAATTAGATGTAAATTATTTAGATGTTAATTTTCTTGAAGATTTACTTAATGTTCTTGATGCACTAGCTATAACAAAAGAAGAAGACTCTTTGAAGCAAGGTGGTGTTGGTATACGTATTGTTGGTACAGAAATAGGACAAGATAAAGATACTCAGATAACTACAATCATATCCGGTCAGAACATAAGTCTAACAAGAACTGTTAGTCAAAGTGCTAAATTAGATTTAGATGGATCTGATAGTTATACGATTATACTCATACAAGATGGAGTAACTAATACGGTTAAAATAAATGGTGGATCTTCAACTACAATAAAAATTAAACAAGGATCAGGATGAAAAAAACAATAATATTTGTAAGTTTATTTATATTGCTTGGTGCAACTTATTATTTTCAACCTACGGCTTATGAAATATTAAAGTTGAAAACTTTTGATTCGTTGGTAACAGATAAACAACCTTCAGGTAATTTTGTAATTCTTAATATAAATGAGAGTGATATTACTAATGAAGGGGGCTATCCTTTGTCTAGGCAAACATTAGCTCAAATACACATTAATTTATTAAGAAAAGGTGCATTAGGTGTAGGGTGGGTTATAGCCTTTCCGCAACCAGACAGATTTGGTGGTGATTTTGAATTTACAGAAGCTTTAAGTTTTTCTCCAAGTGTTATTGCTATGTTTGAGGGAAAGGGTGATTACCCGCCTACTTCTGGGACAGTCATTCTGGGACCAGAAAGCGGAGGCATTATGTCTGAAGGTGTAATACAAAATATAGATATTTTAAAAGCCAACGCCAGTCAGGGTTTAGCAGTAGCCAGGACAGATGTAGATAATTTGGTTCGTAGACTACCTCTTTTGATGCGTACACCTGACGGTTGGGTATCAACATACGGTACAGAAGTTTTAAAAATTTTAACTGGAGCTGATACTTACATTATAAAAACAAATGATAATGGTCTGGAAGAAGTAAGGGTAAAAGGGTTGCCTTCAGTACCAGTAGATTCATTAGGTCGTAAATGGGTAAGTTGGGTTAACACACCACAAACTAACCTTTTAGAAATGGATGTAGAAAATAAATTTGTTTTTGTAGGTTTTACAGCAAAAGGAATTATGCCACAAATTGCTACACCCGCAGGTTTGTTGGAACCTCATAAAATACAAGCAGCATTAGCAGAAAGCATATTGATACAAGATAGCCCTTACATACCTGATTATGCATTTGCTTTAGAAATATTAATTTTTTTGTTTTCTGTGGTGTTTGTTTGGCTTGCTTTAAATGTTTTTGGTATAACCTCTGGTATATCATTCTTTGGTGTAGTTTTTGTCTCTACGGCCTTCTTTGGGGTTTATACAATACAAAAAGGAGTATTGATTGATGTTACTTGGGCTTTAATATCTCAGTTTATTACTGCAAGTGTTGCTTTTTATATAAAATTTAGAGAGCAATACAAACTAAGACAACAAATCAAAAAACAATTTGAGCATTATTTAGATCCAAGGCAAGTAAAAGCATTACAAAAAGATCCTGGATTATTAAAGTTAGGTGGTGAAAAGAAAAGATGTACTTTTTTATTTACTGATGTTCGTGGGTTTACTGCTATGAGTGAAAGTATGGAGCCTGAACAGGTAACAAAAATTATGAACGAAGCTCTTACAATTCAATCAGATGCGGTTAAAAAGTATGGAGGTATGGTAGATAAGTATATAGGTGATGCCATGATGGCTATATTTAATGCGCCTTTAGATTTAGATAATCATGAAAAAGCTGCCGTTATGTGTGCTAAAGAAATACAAGATAACTTTAGATCCTCTGATGTTGGAGTTGAAATAGGTGTAGGTGTTAATACTGGTGAAGCTGTAATTGGGAACTGTGGGTCATCTACTAGATTTGATTATACGGCTATTGGATCTGCTGTAAATATAGCTGCTAGATGCGAATCTAGTTGTAAAACTGTAGGCAAAGATTTAATAATTGCAGAGGAAACTGCAAAAAATTGTGGTTTTGAGCTAAAATCATTAAAACCAATAGAAGTTAAAGGTATTAGTAAACCTTTAAAAATATTTACTTTGGAGGATATATGAAAGCACTACTTAAAAATTTAGTTGGATCAGTAGCACCAACCTTAGGTACAGCACTAGGAGGCCCTATGGGTGGTATGGCTGCAAACATGATCGCAGATGTATTGGGTTGTAAAAACGAACCCAAAGAAATACAAAAAGCTTTAGATAATGCAACACCTGAACAGATGCTTGAGTTAAAAAAAGCTGAAGCTGATTTTGAAGTTAAAATGAAAGAGTTAGAGGTGGATGTATTTAAATTAGAAGTAGAAGATACACAAAACGCTAGACAAACTTTTTCTAAAGATTGGACCGCTAGGATTATAGGTATATTTGTAGTAGGTGGTTTTATGGGATACATATTCTTAGTAACTATTCAGCCTCCAGAACAAAACTCAGAGGCTTTAATTAATTTAGTACTCGGATACTTAGGTGGCCTAGCTTCAGCTATTATTAGTTTTTATTTTGGTGCTTCTAATACACCAGGAAAGGACGACTAAAATGAACATATCTGAAGAAGGTATATCTTTAATTAAAAACTACGAAGGATGTAAGCTAGAGGCTTATCAGGATTCTGTAGGGGTTTGGACTATCGGTTTTGGGCATATAAAAGATGTAAAAGATGGAGATAAGATAAATCAAGACGAGGCCGAACATTTATTAAAAGAAGAAATGCCTGAGTACGAAGGTTATATTAACGATATGGTTAAGGTGCCGTTAGAACAATGTCAGTTTGATGCGTTGGTTTGTTGGGTATACAACTTAGGACCTACCAATTTAAAAGAATCTACTTTGTTACGTATTCTAAACGAGGGTGATTATGGCGGCGTACCAGAACAAATTAAACGCTGGAACAAGGCTGGTGGTGTTATTTTAGGTGGATTGGTTAAACGCAGAGAAGCAGAAGCAAATTTGTTTGAAGGTAAGGAATGGAGCAAGGTTTAAATGGCACTACAAAAAACAATATTCAGACCAGGTATTTATAGAGAAGGTACTGATTATGATAATGAAGGCGGTTGGTTTGATTGCAATTTAGTACGGTTCAGAAAAGGCAGACCAGAAAAATTTGGAGGGTGGAATAAACTTACAAGTAATACTTATTTAGGTACGGCTAGAGCTTTACATCCTTGGGTATCTTTAGGAGGTACAAAATATCTTGGTATAGGTACTCATCTAAAATATTATATTGAAGCTGGTGGCGTTTTTAATGATGTAACTCCCATAAGAAGCACGACTTCTGCTGGTGACGTAACATTTTCTGCAACTAATGGAGATGCAACAATTACCGTTGCAGATACAGCTCATGGGGCAGTTCAAAATGATTTTGTTACTTTTAGTGGGGTCGATAGTAATGGATTAGGGTCTGGTGGAAATATAACACAAGCAGTACTTCAACAAGAATATCAAATAGCAACTATAGTTAATGCAAACAGTTATACGGTAGAAGCAAAAGACACTTCAGGAGCAACGGTTACTGCAAATGCTTCTGACAGCGGCAACGGAGGATCCTCTGTTGTTGGCACCTATCAAATAAGTGTAGGGCTAGATGTTTACGTTGCTGGTACAGGTTGGGGTATAAATGGGTGGGGGGCAGGAACGTTTGGAAGCACAAGCGCTTTAAGTTTAACTAATCAATTAAGATTGTGGACACATGATAATTTTGGAGAAGATTTAATTATAAATCCACGAGCAGGTGGTATTTATAAATGGGTAGAAAATAATGGAGTAGGAACAAGAGCTGTTGAACTTTCTGGAATTACCGGAGCTAATCAAGTTCCAACCGTAGGTTTGCAAGTTATTACTTCAGAAAAAGACAGGCACTTGATAGTCTTGGGTGCAGATCCTGTATCAGGTACTTCTAGAACAGGTACGGTTGATCCTATGCTAATAGCGTTTAGCGATCAAGAAAATGAACTAGAATTTGAACCCACTAATACAAATACTGCTGGTTCGTTACGTTTATCTTCAGGATCTTCAATAATTGGTGCTGTTAAATCAAGACAGGAAATAATGGTTTGGACCGATACTGCTCTTTATAGTATGCAGTTTATTGGCCCTCCATTTACTTTTGCAGTTAATTTAATTAACGAAGGTATAGGTTTAGTTGGACCTAAAGCAGCAATTACCGCACCTCAAGGTATTTATTGGATGAGCTACAATAATTTTTATGTTTACAACGGTAGTGTTCAAACTATCCCTTGTACCGTTCATAATTATGTTTTTGGTGATATTAATTTAGGACAATCTTTTAAATTTCATGCGTTTACTATTTCAGATAAAAATGAAGTTGGATGGTTCTATTGTTCGGCTGATTCTACAGAAATAGATAGATACGTTATTTATAACTATATAGAAAACTTATGGATTTATGGTTCTTTGACAAGAACAGCTTGGTTAGATGCAGGTATTGTTAATTATCCAAGAGCTGTAAATGGAGGTTACTTATATCAACAAGAAAATGGTTTTAATGATGATGGATCGCCTATGACTAATGTTTTTATAGAAAGTTCTGATTTTGATATAGGTGATGGTGAACAATTTACCTTTATAAGAAGGATCATTCCAGATTTTAAATTCCTACAAAACAACAACGCAGGTAATGTAAATATAGTTGTTAAAACAAGAAACTTTCCAGGAGATTCTTTAACTACAAATTCTACAAATGCAATAACCGAAACAACTACACAAGCTTATGTCAGGGGCAGAGCAAGACAAATGGTTTTAAGATTTGAATCTGATGATGATGCAACCGGTAATGGCAATTTAGATATTGGATGGAGATTAGGAGCTACTAGGATAGATACAAGGCCTGACGGCAAAAGATGAGCAAAATATTACAAAGTCAGCTACCTATTGCTACAGGAAATGTTAGTCCAGAAACTTTTAACAGGTTAGTAAGAATATTAGAAATTAACTTAGGTGCTGTAGATCCAGATCAAACCAGACAAGTTAATGACGCAGAAAAAACAACTCTTAATTTTTTAGCCGGATCCATTATATGGAACACTACCTTAGGTGTTTTACAGGTCTATACTGGTAACAAATGGGTAGATATAGGCGAGAGAACAAATGATCTTGGTTTTGAAATGACTGCCTCTGTTGGTAAAGTTGATGTTAAAACAAATGGTGATATAACAATTAATGTCTAAAGCAGTAGAAGTACAAGAGTATAAAACAAAAAACATATTGTTAGAACATCCTGCTGATTGGTATATAGATAAAGGTACGTTTGATGCGGTTAAGAACTCTTTGCCAAACATAATAGATTTTTATGAAAACAAGGGTAATTACGATCCGTCTCAGAATGAATTACACAAAGTTATAAAAGAACCGTTAAAAGACGTATATACGGTTCCATTCTTTTCTGAAAAGTTTTGCTCCATACTTTTAGATGAAATGCGTAATTTAGAAGATTATTATGGGTTTGTTCCCAATCCAGATGAGGACGTATTAAGACAAATACCTGAGATCACCTTTCAAGACAATTGCCCAGAAATATATAACTCTTTGTTTCAAACAATATATACTATAGGTAATCCTATATTTTTAAATATTTGGAATAGGCACGTTAATGGTGGCGCAATTCAAATAGCTAACTATAATTTAAAGGATAAAAAACAAGGTGCTTGGCATCATGATGCTAGTGCTGATATAAGTATGGTTGTTCCTTTGAATACTGGTGAGTATAAAGGCGGCGGTACTGAGTTTTTAAATCGTGGTACGGTTGAACCATTACCTACAGGCCACGCTCTAATATTTCCGAGTTTTACTCATATGCATAGGGGATTATCGGTAGAATCAGGAAATAGATACTTACTTGTATTTTGGTTAAAATGTATGGAAGAATAGGGTAGAATTTAAAAATGAACATTATAGACAACTCAGGAACAGGTTTAGCTGCCTTAGGACGTAACGAAGATCGCCTTATGGCACACGTTGCACCAGGCGAAATGGTGGTCCCACCAGTCATATCAGACAATACGAGAGCAATAATAAGAAAAGAAATGGCCGCTGTAGGCTTAGATCCCAATCAATATGAAGTGGGTCAGGGTATGTCTATTAACCCTATTACAGGACAAGCAGAGTTTGGCTTTCTAAAAAAGATAGCTAAAAGCGTTAAGAAGGTAGTCAAGAAAATTGCACCAGTTGCAGCCGTTATACCTGGTCCTTGGCAACCGTTTGCTGCTGTATACCAAAAAGGTGCTGCGGCACTCAAACTAGCCAAAGGTGAAGGTGGTCTTGGTGAAATTATGACATTAGCTGCTGGTGGTAATCAGGCTTTATTTGGAAAAGAGGGTGCAATAGAGGCAATTAAATCTGGTACTGGTATTTTGGATCCAACTAAATTAGGTGATGCTTTTAAAAATATCGGTCAAGTAGCCAAACTTGATGCCGCAGGCAATATAGTTAAAGATGCTGCTGGTAATGTAGTTACAGAATTTTCACCATTAGCTTACGGTAGTAACGTTTTACAAGGTATAGCTAGCGACCAACAACAAGGATATGGTGGGTTGCTGGGTGGTACTGGTCAAAAATTTGATGTCACAACAGGACAACTTGTAGGTTCAGGTGGAGCAGGATTTAATCCATTCATGCGACAAGCTACACCAACTACTGTTACAGCACAATCAGGTGATAATCTAACTAAAATAGCTGAAGCTAACAATACTACAGTACAGGCTATTATGGATGCTAATCCAAATATAGAAAGTGCTGACAAGATATTTGCAGGACAAACAATAAAAATACCAGGATCTACATCTCCATCTTTGTTAAGTAGGCTAACAGGGTTAGGTGAAGCTAAAACACCAGGCATTATAAAAAGTGCTGGTGATGCTTTAGGTTTAGGAGGAGCTAGTGGATTAAGTGACTTTTATGGAGGATCTGGTACCGGAACTGGAGGCTTTGGTGGTATAGATCCCAAGATGGCTGGTCTTGCCTTGCTATACGGTAAAGTAGTTAAAGATGCGGCTAAAAAGACTGAAGGTGGTTTAACTGACATAAGACAATCAAAAAGACCAGATCTTAACCCAGCACCTGTATTCGCAGGTTTTGACTTAGGTGTAAGAAAACAAGCTTCTTTTGGTGGACCAATAGGATACGGTAGACAGCAATTTAACCAAGGAAGGGAAGTACAAAAATCAGATGCAGATTATTTTGGAATGATGTTAGGTAAACCTCCATCACCTCAATTTGGAATGATGTTAGGTAAACCTCCATCACCTCCCGCTCCAAACCCTAATATTTTGCAAGAATTAATTGATGGATGGGCGGAAGTAACTGCGCAGGGCGGTCAAGTTTCTAGGGACATATCTCCAGAATATATTAGACAAATTTTGCAGGTATCTGGTAGGAGAGAAAATGATCCTGCTCTTAATGAAATGTTGCAAAGAGCTTTAAAAAAAGAATACAGCAGGAAGAAATTTGCGGTAGGTGGGGTAGCTGAACTTGATATGCGTCAAGGTGGTGAGTCTGTTGGTCCTGGTACAGGCACCTCTGATGATATACCTGCTATGCTTAGTGATGGTGAGTTTGTAATGACGGCCGCAGCTAATAACGGAGCTGGTGGTTTTAAAATAAACAAAACAAAAAAAGGTTTAGAATTGATAGCATCTAGTAAGCCAAATAGAAAAAATGGTGTAAATGTTATGAATCAATTAATGAACACCTTTGAAAAATATAACAAATCTGGGAGTATGGCATAATGGCTGAAACAATAGATCCCATACTTCAGGGTCAGGTAAGCTCTGAAACTATTACAGATCCCCTTATACGGGCTTTATATTTTGGATCTGAAGGTACTCCTGGTTTTTACAATCAGTTACAGCAAGCAGGTGCTAACCTAATTGGAACTGATGTTCCTTTGCAACAA